TGTCGATCTCGTACTCTTCGCGCAGCACGCGGATCAAGTCCGGCGCGGAGACGTACCCGTCGCGCACGCTCTCACTCAGCGCCTCGACTTCGCGCCAGATGCGCTGGAGCTGCTCCGCGCACATGCCTTCCTTATCCAGCAGCGCCGTGAAAAAGATCGCCAGTGTCACGCGGCAGGCATCTGCCGTCGCCGTGTCCTTTGCACGCTGCACGTCAGCCTGTGTCGCCGGTCTCCGGCGCGGGTTAATCCGCTTTGGCATCATCGTCATCCTTTCGTACGCCGAGACTGCAGAAAGCGTGCGGCGGCATATCGCGATGCAGCGCCTTGCACCACTCCCAGCTTTCACATTCGTTCTCGCCGAATTCCCAAAACAGGCAGTCTTCGCACCGCACCACCTCGACAAGCTGGCCGCTTTCAATCTTCTTTTGCAACGAAATAAATTCTTTTGTGGCGTACATTCTGCCAACGGCGGCCTCATGCGCCATTTTAGACTTGGTGCATTCCTCAGTACAGGTTTCGCACCGTTTCTCATTCGCCATCGTCGTCACCATCCATCCTTGCGCCGCAAAATGGGCAAATGCAAGCGCCGCATCCCGCTCAACGGATTCACTCATCGTCGGCCTCCTCGGCAAGATACCTTTCCCAACAAGCGCGGCACTCGTCTATGGCTATGGCATGAGGCACACTACCGCACTTAGCCTGATACATATCGGGTTTCGGGCACGTGAATTCTACCGCATAGTCCAGTATGCGATCGGCTGCCTCGTCAAGCAGCGCTCTCTTGCTCCTGCTCTGCATCCCCCGCAGCGCCCGTATAAGCTCTTTATCGGTCATTCTCGTTACCTCCGTCCATCCTCGCGCCGCAGTTGGGGCAGTACGTGTACAAAAACATATCCTTTTCTGTGTAGCCTGTTGTTTCGATATAGAAATCTTCCTTGCAGACGGAACAAGTGTAATAAACATCCAGCATTGGGTCTTCCTGCTCAATCCACCGCCCATGCACCACCGGCGCAACGTCTGTGTGGGGTTCCGTGATCTCGAATTCCTCTGCAAGCCAATTAAACACATTATCAAGGCAGTACGAGCCAAACTCAATGTGGCATTCTCCGTTCGCTGGGTCAAAGTACCAGATGTTGTAGTACGGCTTTCCAGGTGTTCCTTCCACGACGATTCTGGCGAATGGCGTCTTTATCTTGTTCCGGTCGGAATCCGCACTCGCCGCCTCCCGGCTAACGTAATCACTCATTTCAATTCCTCCACATAGCACCAGCTTTGCGGTGCTTTAGTAATCGCCACCGGAACCATGCAATTTTCATCATAGATACAGGCTGTGCTTTCGTACCCGCTTTTGCTGCATGATTTGCATTTTCTCTGAGTGTGAAATTCTGTTAGTTCCTTCGGCGTATCGTAGATTTTAAGGCCGGAGATGTGCCAGCCGTACAGCCACTTGCCGCCAGCGTAATTCTGGAAATCTTCCGGGTGCATACACGCACGGTCAAGGCCAAAATCGTTCCAGCGCGCGTAGTCCTCATGGCGGAACGAGAAAATCGTATCATCGTCATACTCGTCGATGCGGTCACAGGTAAACTCCCCGATGACTTTGCCGTGCTTTCCCCTCGCTCCGAGCGCAACACCGCTCTGCGTGCAGTAGATATAGCACTTAAACGGCGTGTTCATCTTCGGCCGGGTCTTTCGCACCTCAATCGTCTTTTCACCACTGGCAATTTTTTCGCACCACTTTGGGCGGATGCTCAGCATGACAGCCTTACTCATCCTTCATCCCCTCCAATGCTTCCACCGCCTCCTCGCGGGTCAGGAATACGGTCTTACCGACATCACGCGCATCTATAACACCGCAACGTGATGTGTTCAACATAGTCCTCCCATTAAGTGTGCTTATATCTGTCACAGTAAAACTGCAAACTTGCTCATCCGGGTAATTGTAGAATGTCCAAAGCTCGTCTCCCGCCTTGCACGGCAGCACCACCTCGCGCCAACTTCCCTTGATGCCAAGCAGCTCTGTCTTATCGTGCATTGTCACCCTCCTTTTCGTACTCCGCCCTGTCGAGGGCTGTCGTTGCAACGGCATACGCGCTCCACTGATCGGCGCGGAAGCCGTAAAAAAAGTCCGGATTTGCTTTCGTGCCCTTACCGCTGCGGAAGTCGTGCGACGCGAAGCGGTCAATGAGCGCGTGGCGGATGGTGGTATCGTTCGCGCGAGGGCTGCCGCAGATATTGAGCTTTTCCTCTTTGCGCGTGACGATGTGGTACGGTACGCCGCGATCGTCGAGCAACTGCTTGAATCGCCCGATCCACTCGCACGTCTCGAACACGTCGCGCCCGACCGCCATGCCGTAAGATTCGATGATCTCAATCGCGGCAACGGTGAACGCGCCGCCGGACACAATGCCGGAAACGAGCGTGTTCTCGTCCTTCCCCCCCTGCACCGGGGCGCGGGTGATCGTATCGACGATGCACCAGCCAGTTTCCCGGTTGCCGGGGTCAAGGGCTAACATGGTCGCCATTCGCGACACCTCCTTGCATTGCGGCGAGCATTCGCTCCACTTTGTCCAGGTCGTCCTTACCGGAGACCGGCGCGCGCTTCTCGCTCTCGGCCTTCACGCCGTCTTTCACCAGCCACTGCCGGATGACGGCGTAGTGGGATTTGTACCGCGCGCCTTTGCTGGTGATGTACAGGGACAGGCGCTCAATATATGTTCCGTAGTCGTGCGGGTAATCCCGCTGGAGCTTTTCCAGCTCGTCATCCGCGAGCATGACGTTGTGCATTTCTCCATAGGGTTTCTTTTCCGGAGACTTTGCGGCGGCTTTTTGCGCCGGGCGCGCGGCTGGCTT